TGACCATGCGAGGTGCGGTAGAACCTCTGGGTCGATTGCGATTAGTGACAGTGCCGCTTTTTCTGCGGTTGTTGCAATTGGTATGTTTTTCATTTGTTTATTTTTTGTATTATTTTATTTTAATTTAAAAACAAAAACAGGTTCAAACTTGTGACCTCCTTTTGAGATGCTTGATAATTTCATCTGTAAAGTTTCAACCAACTCAAAACCCTCATCATTGGCTATATTTACTGTATGTTTTTCAAGTAATTTATGTGAAGAAACATTTGCAACATTCAGAATCAATTTGCCTGAACTCCTTAAAGACTTCCTGCAATTATTTATGGTTTTTCTTAAAAACCCTTCATTCCATTTTTCTACATCAGAAAACTTATGACAACTTTGTTCCTTGTCATCACTATACACCTCCGTGTTGAAATAAGGTGGAGATGTAAAGCATAGATCAACTTTTGTGTTTGGAATAAAATCCTCACTTCCAATCTTATTTAAATCAATCTCAATTAGAGGGAAATCTTTCGCCATCTTATTTAACCCATCAAAAGTTGGTGTTGATGGATCGCAACCTAT